TTTCTCGGTGCTATTCTTTATCCGGGCTAGGTAATGGTTTCGATTAGTCGCTAAGACCCTAAACGGGAACGACTAAGACCAGAGTTCGATTCTCTGCTAGTCCACCAATTCCGCATTACACCCACCATTTAGAATTAGTTATAGGTTCTGAGTCTGCTCGACCTATATCTGTTCTGAGTCTGCTCGGCAGAAATCCCCTAATCAAACTAACAAAGGAACATTATGTCTGAGTTCATCAAAGCTCAGGCGGACGTTCGCAATAACCTAGTTTCACAGATGAGAGAAGTTCTCGATCTTGCTGAAACTGAGAAGCGCGGACTATCTGCCGAAGATCTACAGAAGATCGACCGAATTGAAGCCGATATTGCTTCAGCGGACTCTTCAATTGCTACCGCACAGAAGGTTGCTCAGCGTTCGGCTGAAGCGGCTCAGGCGGCGGCTTCGTTTACCCCTACCGCTGAAACTACTAGCACCGACGCAGACACCTTGCGCTCGATCGCTCGCGGTGAAATGCGCGGAACTGAGTTCTCACGTCGCGCGGCGCTTGTGCCAACCGCGAACACTGTCGGAAGCAGTTTTTATGACCAAGTTTTCCAGATCGCAACTTTGGTTGGTCCTATGCTTCAGACTTCAGAAGTTTTCAACACCACTTCTGGAGAGAACCTAGTTATCCCGACAGCAACCGCGATTTCTGGATCGACCGCAACTGCGGCAGGTTCAGCAATTGGCGAGAGCAACCCAACCTTCGCAAGCATTACTCTAGGAGCAACGAAGTTCGGCGCACTAGTTAGTGTGGCTAACGAGCTAGTAGCAGACGCAGGTTTCGACATTACTGCTTACATCGCTCAGCAGTTGGGAACTTCACTCGGTATCGCTATGAACACCGAACTAACAACTGGAACTGCTGGTCTTTCGACTTCAGCAGGATCGGTCGTAACTGGTGGAACTGGCGTTGGCGGTGCGGCTTCATACGAAAACCTAATTGATTTGGTTTATGGAATTGCCGACGGCGCACGTGTGTTGCCGGGCTTGGGCTTCCAAATGGCTAAGTCTGGTATCGCAGCGGCTCGCAAGCTAAAGGACGGCGCAGGTAACTACATCTGGCTAGACAACGCAGTAAATGGTCAGCCAGCACAGTTGCTCGGCTACCCGGTTTACGAAAACCCTGCCGTTGCGGCAGTTGGCACTGGCGCTAAGTCAGTTCTGTTTGGACACCTACCTTCATACAAGGTTCGCGTCGCAGGTGGAATTCAGATCGCGCAGTCAAGCGACTACGCGTTCAACACCGACGTTACAACGTTCCGTGGAACTGTTCGCGTTGGCGGTGGCTTGACGATTCCTAGCCACGTAGGTTTCTTCAAGGGTGGCGCAAGCTAAACCTTAGAACCTAGTTCTAGACTGGTAGACCCCGTAAGTGCGTAGGCTTGCGGGGTTTACCTTTGCCCGGTTTCTGTGATACGCTTGCGAAGCGGTTTCCCCCTAGTTACCGAAAAGAACCCCGCCGACTTAAAATCGGCGGGGTTTTCGCTATGCTTGAGAAATGGCTAAATCTACGCAAAAACTTAAAGGGACTGTAACGCTCTATTCGAACAGTCCGGGACAGCCGACTGGCTATGGGGTTCAAGCTCAGGTGCTTATTGAGCAAATGAAGCGGGCGGGGCTTGACGTAGCCGCTCAGTCGAATTACGGGCTTGAAGGCAACCGATCGACCTACAGAACCGCCTATGGGGAGATTCCGCATTATGCGCGGGGTAGCGACCCTTATTCGAACGACGTTGCCCCTATGAATCACGCTCATTGGAAGTCGCTAAACGGCGATCAGCCAGACCTGCTTTTAGGGCTTTATGACTGCTGGGTTATCAAGGGCAAAGCTTGGGATAAGCACCCGGTCGCTTGGTGGGTTCCGCTCGATCACGTTACTATGCCGCCAGCGGTCGAAGAGTTCCTGCGGAAAGAGAACGTAACCCCGATCGCTATGAGTCCTTTCGGGGTTCGGCAAATGGAGTCGAAGGGTATCGCTTGCGAGTATGTTCCGCACGTCGTCGATACAAAGGTTTTCAAGCCGACCGCGACTATTAGCGGTGAACCGGGCAGGGACTATCTCGGCGTGAAGGACGAGTTTGTTATCGGTATGAACGCCGCGAATAAAGCTTCGGGTCTGATTCATAGGAAAGCTTTTAGCGAGAACCTGCTTGCCTTCTCGATCTTCAGGCAGTCGCACCCGGACGCAATTCTTTATCTTCACACAGACCCGCTGGGGACTGCGGGGGGTTGGAATCTTATTACTATGATTCAGGCTTTCGGTATCCCGAAGGAAGCGGTTTTGTTTGCGCCTTTTATCGACTACAAATACGGAATCTCTAATACAGACTTAGCAGGGCTTTACTCGACTATGGACGTATTTCTTGCCCCGTCCTTCGGAGAAGGGTTTGGAGTCCCAACGATCGAAGCCGCCGCTTGCGGGGTGCGAGTTATCGGGTCGAACTGGGCGGCTACCCCCGATCTAGTTTCCGAAGATTCTTGGCTAGTCGAAGGGCAACCCACTTGGGACGCTTCGCAAGCCGCCTTCTGGCAAGTTCCGCTAGTCCCGTCGATCGTCGCCGCTCTCGAAGAAGCGTATAAAGCCGAGCGTGGAGTTTCGAAGAAGTCAGTCGAGTTCGCTCAACAATTCGATTCGGAAACTGTTTGGCAGAATCATTGGTTGCCGACCCTAACTAAATTGCTCAAACGCTAATCAGATAGAATGGGTTTATGGCAATCACTAACGGATACGCAACCCTAGCGGAAGTAAAAGCCGCGCTCAGAATCGTGGATAATCTCGACGATTCTTTGCTGGAAATGGCGATCGAGTCTGCTTCTCGCCTATTGGATTCGTATACCGCCCGAAGCTTCTATAACGCCGGGACTGCGATTCGCTACTTCACCGCGACTAATGATTTCCTAGCTAACATTGACGACGCAATAACGATCACGCAGATAGCGACGGATAGTTCTGCGGACGGAACTTACGACATTGTTTGGCAAGCGGACGACTATCAGTTAGAGCCGCTGAATAACCGCGTAGACGGGCTTGTAGTGCCTTCTAACGCCATTAGAGCGATCGGCGACTATACCTTCCCAGTTTGGGGAGAAGAAGCCTTAGTGAAGGTTACAGGCACTTGGGGTTGGGCTTCAGTCCCTATCGCTATCAAACAGGCAACGATTATTCAGTCAAGCCGAATCTTCAAACGTCTGGATAGCCCCCTTGGAGTGCTATCGTCGCCAGATCTCGGCTTTATTCGCGTGGGCGCAAGAATCGACCCGGACGTTGCTCAGTTAGTAGACCCTTACAGGATCGTGAAGTTCGCCTAATGGCTTCTATTTCCGCTCTTCGTTCCGGGCTTGCGACTAACCTTCTTACCGCTAACGTTCGAAGCTCGGCTACTCTGCCCGAGCTAGTGAACCCGCCGTTTGCTCTAATCGTCCCTGCGGGCGTAACTTATCACCGGGCTTTCAACGACGCACTAAGCGAATACAACTTCACAGTTACCTTAGTAGTGGGTCGAGCAGACGCTCGCACCGCTCAGACCGCTCTCGACGCTTATTGCTCGGCTAGCGGAGTTTCATCTATCAGACGTGCGATAGAATCAGATAAGACTCTCGGCGGCGTGGCTTATGCCGTCGTGGTAACCGATATGCGAAACTACGGCGCAACAACTATCGGTGAAACAACATATCTGGCGGCAGAGTTCAACGTTGTCGTTCAGGCTGACTAAAAAAGGAAAAAAATGCCAAAAGTAGTAGTTACATCAAGATTCGTCAGTCTAAACGGAACTGACCTATCATCAAGCTTGGCTGGTGCTTCGCTAGAGATTACTGTCGAAGAGATCGACAAGACTTCTCTAGGTTCGCAGGGCTGGCGTGAAGTTGCCGCAGGTCTAAAGAGTGGTTCGGTTACTTTGAACTTTCTTCAGGACTTCGGCGCAGGTTCGGTGGACGCAACTCTATTCCCGCTCTTGGGAACTGAAGGAACTGTAGTTATCCGCCCGGCTTCGGGAACTGTGTCTGCCACAAATCCCGCGTATAGCGCAGTCGTGCTTATCTCGCAGTATTCTCCAATTTCGGGACAGGTCGGCGATCTCCAGACGTTCGATATCACGATTCCAACTGTTGGTGCTATCACCCGCGCAACCGCCTAATAAGGACTAAACAAAAATGAGAATAACCCTACGCGTTACCTTTCTAAACGGCGAAACTAAAGAAGTAGTTTGCTCGGCTAGCGATCTAGTCAAGTTCGAAAACCACTTCAATATTTCGGTTAGCAAGATCGAAGAAGATATGAAGATAAGTTATCTTCTCTTCTTGGTTCACGCCGCCGAGTTCCGCACGAAGGCAACTACTCTCGATTTTGACTCTTGGCTCGAATCGGTCGAATCTGTGGGAGCAAGTGAAACTGCCGACCCAAAATAAAAGGGCTAGGCGACGATAGTTCCCATTGGTATATCGCCAGCCTAGCTTGCGAAACAGGTATCGCTCCAAGCGTCCTTTTAGAGCAGTCCGATCGTATGCTCTGGACTATGGGGCGATATCTTATTTGGAAAGCTAATGAAATGAGTAAGCGGTAATGGCAGACGTTATTTACTCGAACGTCCCGGATCTTATGCGGCGGCTGAAAGCTATTGAGCCTACTCTGGTCAGGCAACTTCAGTCGGAAGCAAAGAAGCCCGCAAAGAAGCTTCAAGCCGAGATCGTAAACGCTATTCCTTCAACGTCGCCTTTTGCTGGTCGAAGAAAAGACGGCTTTACTCACAACGGACGAACTTCTTGGAATAACTCTGTAAATTACAAGAAGAAAAGAGTTCCTGCTAAGTCTGTATCTATTAACTTCAAATCTTCCCGGTCGAAGCAAGCGAACGTAACTTCTTTAGTAAAGATTCAAGTAAACGCGCCTTCGGTCGCTATAGCCGATACGGCGCAAAGGGCAAGAACGCCGCAGGGCGCGGCTTTTGTTACCGCCCTAAACTACGCCTTCGGCAGTAAGCCTTCTCGAATCGTTTGGAAGGCGGCAGAGAAGAGCCTACCCGCAGTTCAAGCGGAAGTTAGAATTGTTTTAGATCGGTTCGCGGTAGAAGCTTCTAGGAGATTATT